GCCGTAACGTGTCTTGAAGCCGATCTTCGGTTGGAATGAACCTGGATCAACTGCACGAACCATTTGTAGTGGAACGTATGGGCAATAGAACAGACCAGCGTCGAACGGATTCGAACCCTTGTAGCCTACTACCAAGAAGTTTGTGCCAGCATATGGATCGATATAGACCTTAATGCGACCGTTAATAACACCAGCAAATGTGTTGCCTGTGTCGTCGATGTTCAGTGACGATGTGTTCATCGCAGGAGCGTAATCAAGAACGCCAGCCATTTGAAGTGCCGAAGCAACGTCAGACGAGCAGATGATTACGTTACCCTTACCGCGACGTGTTTCTTTTGCAATCTTGTTGCATTCACGTTCGATTTGGAACAGAAGGCCCTTGAACTTTTCAACTGACCAACGACCGTTTGAATCGGTATCAAGGTCGAAGATACCAGCAGTTGTGGTTCCTTCAGATGCACCCTTTTCAGCAGTGATGATGATCGAACGAACAACTTCACGGTTGATTTCCGCAAGGATTTCACCTGAAAGGATGTTCGAAAGTTCAGCTTCTGCGTCAAGACCGTGAATTGCCTTCAGATCTTGTGCAAGTTCTAGAGTGTATTCTGCCTTCAGCGCGCGTGTCTTAGCAGATACAGTTACCTTCTCGATTGAGAAGCCCATTTCCGGGAAGATGTATGAGCTGTTAGCGCCAAGAAGTTCAGCAGAACCAACAAGAAGACCCATCGTGTAGTTGTAGTATGTGTTACCAGCGTTGTTTGACGAGTCAGGAGCTGTACCAACTGTGTTAGCACCAACTGCAGTTGCTGAAGCAGCACCTGTGTTAGCAGCGTTAAGACCAGCACCGAGACGCGAAGCGTGACCAGTGTTAGCTTCGTTGTAGAAAGCTTCTGCAACAGTTGCGTCTGTCGAGTTGGCATACTGCGAACGCATTGCGAAGATAAGACCTGTTGGGCCGTTCATTGGCTGAACGCCACAAACGTCATAAGCAATCAGGTTTGGCATCGAACGACGTACGAGTGAAATCAGTACTGGATCGAAGTTTGCAACCTGGCCGCTGCCTACGGAGTTGACGTGACCGTCGCCTTCGCCAAGCATTTGTTGTGAACTACCTTGGCCTGAAGCTTCGCGAAGTGCACGCTCTGTGTTTTCAAGCACTGTCGCTGTGACAAGGCGCTTGTGTGAATCTGTAATTTCTGGAAGATCCGAGTGCTCGAGCACTGGCTTCCACTTGTTATTTAGTTCCTCAGCTAACATTTTATTCTCCCTTTATCCTTAGGATTTGTTTATTATTTATCAAATTAAAACTTTTTGGTTCTCGAAATCGCGCTGACATAGTTTGCCATTTCACCAACTGCTTTAGGCTTAGTTTCTTCGTTAAGACCTTCTGTTGCTTCTTCCGAAATAACGCCAGTATTAACTTCCTTCTTTTCAGAGAAGTACTTGCCCTTTAGAATGTCGAGCTTCTTTGCATAAGACTCGCTATCTGTGAACTCGATACCTTCTGCAAGTGTGCGAAGCTTTTCTACCTGTGTAGCAGCAAGACCTTCAGACACTTCGTCGAACGTTGCTTCCATTGTAGCTTCGTCGATGACTGACTGTAGTTCTAATTGCGTGTTTATAGACTCGTCGAGCTTTGCTTCTAGCTCTTCGAGTTGTGCCTTCAATTCACCGACTACATCAAGCTTCTCTTCAGGCACTGTGATGTATGATTCAGCAAACAGATTGTAGAGGCCTTCCATGAAATTCTCTGCAATATCGGCGCGGACTGTGGATTCGATAGCAAGCTTGTTATCTTCCATCCACGATTCTACTACATAGTCGAGGTACTGATCGACTTTTGTAGTGATCTCTTCTTTTACTTCTTCTACTGCTTCGTCGAGCTTCGTAGCGAATTCTTCTTCGAGACGAGCTTCTTCGATCGAAACGCGAGCTGATACAGCTGATTCGAAGATTGTTGAAAACTTTTCTTTTGCTTCTTCAGTAAGATCTTCGCCATCAAATACTTCGTTGATGTCTTCCTTCACTGCGTTCAGCGTAGGCATTGGCATCTTACCAATAGCAGGAGCTCCACCAGGAGCAGTCGCCGAAGGAACGCCATCAGCACTATATTGCTTGATTGAATCGTTAAAGAAGTGCGAAAGATCTTCGCCCTTCAATTGTGCAAGAAGCGAGCTAAAAGTAGCTAGCATCTCTGCGCGTGTTGGATTCGGCTTCAATGTTTCCGAACCAGCAGATTCATCGATACCGTCTTGAACGATTTCACTCGTATCTTTATTTGACATTTTTGACTCCTTGTAGATTTTATTTATTTATTCTAAGTTAGATTTTAGAAATTTTATTGAGGAAGTTCTCAAAAATTTCAAACTTTTTAGCATCGAGCTGCTTCGAAAAAGATGCGCTTTCAATATTTTGCACAGTTTGCTCTAACATCTTCTGTGCATTTTTCTTTGCAACTAACAGATCATCTTGCCAAACCCATTCTACGCCTTCCATAATACCATTTACAAATGCATCTGGAGCAGAAGGATCTGCTACGATATCTGCAGCTGTGGCCAAATAGAAATCGTCTTGAACTTCGTTGATACCTTCTCTATTTAGCTTCAACGAACCCATACCTCTGGAAGATACACCAAGCTTTACGCCTTCTCCAATGAGACCTTTGGCGATGTTACCCATTGGAGTATCCATCAACTTAGCACGACCTACAAAGTTGGCGCCCTCTTTCTTCAAAGAAGTGATCATGTGAGATACACGATCGAGGTTAATGGACGGACCGTCAGGATGACCTAACTCGCCAAGAGCTCTGCCTTTCTGAATGTAAGTTTCGTCGTAACGATTCACTTCTTTTTCAAGGGTTTCTACAGGATACATACGACCGTTACGGTTCTTAATGCCTCCTTGTAAGAAGATACCTTCGATGTATACGTTCTTCTTCCCGTCTTCACGAGCTTCTGTGATACATTTCAGATCTTCGACGACTTCTGTGATTAGCTTCATGTTCTTACCTTATCCGAGATATTCTGTTGGAAGAGTGCCAGCTTTTTGTACTTCAAGTAAGACGTAGCCATTCGCGGTACCTACGAACTCAACCGTAAGGTTTGCTGTTTGACCGACAGTGAGAGCCATACCTGAACCAGCATAGTCGACATATCCAGTTGAATCATAGATTGCAACCGGTGTTGTGCCGCGCTTGATCACCGCATAACCTGTCGGATCAACTCCAAAGAAAGCTTGAGTAATGTATACTCCGCTAAGCACTTCGTTACCGATAGCAAGACATGTAGAAGTAGCATCTACGTTTGTCGTGATGCTATTACCAGATACTTTAATCGTGGTATTAGCAGCAGAAACGTGAATAACGGCCGACGTATTTTTCTTATTCGATGTAATAGTAACAGCCATTATTCACCTCTGTGTTGAATAGAGAAGTCCAACATTTGCTCGATGCCTTCTGCTGTATCGCATGCTAGCATGAACTCACGTTGGTTATCTTCGTTAAGTTTCTCAAAGACCGATACCATCGTTCTCTTATGTGTTTCTGAAATGTCAGCAAGCTTAGTAAGAAGACGCTCTTCTTTGTTCAAAGGCTTGCCACCGCGCTCTGCTGAGAGCTTAGCAGCGATCGCCATCACTTGGCGCTTCTTCTGTGACTTACCTTGGAACTGAGGAGCATCAGACTTTTGGAAATCCTTGATTACGGTTCCCATTGAAGCTTTGTCCATGTTCAGCTTTTCTTCAATCTCTATTTCTTCAGCAACCTTTGGATGTGATAAACCATAAAGACGCTTTTTCGCTGTCTGATGGGCTGCTTTATCTCCGCTTATCCAGACATTCTTGCTGAAAGACTTTTGAGCTTTGGCTTTGTAGTTAGCAGCTTTTTCTGGTGTATCAAGGATCTCGTCGATCTGATCGGCTTCTTCGTTAGCAATTTTACGAACAGTATTCTTGCGGTTATAATACTTACGAGCATCATTAGCAGTTTCGCCGGACTTCTTAAAAAGACCTGGAAGTTGCTTACCGGCTTTTTGTGCGTATGCATCTTTCTTTTCGGCCGAGATCTCGTCGATCTGCTCAGCTTCTTCTTTTCTTAAAGCATCACCGCGCTTTAAAATCTTTTTACCAGCATCCCACGAACCCATTGAACGTTTACGGAGGCGACGATCGTCATCAACATCAGCTGCGTCGTATGCATCATCTTTCGCTTTTGCTCTGTAATTTCTCAGAGTATCTGTTGAAAGCTCTTCGAGTTCTTCAGCTTCTTCGGCAACCTTTTTCTTCTTACGCAGCAGGTGGAAGTCATGGGCATCGACCTTGCCATTCTTGTTGGCATCGATCTTGTGCTGATTGCCCTTCAGCGCTTCATATACTTCTTCGTCTTCGCCAGGATTGTAGCCCTTACGGTGCTTTGGACGATCAGCCATCTTGACCTTCGAACCCTTAAAGAGTTCATCGTCATTGCCGTTGCGGTCGTCAGTCTTTGCAACTACGTGCTTGTCAATGAACTTCTGCTCGTCAGGATTCTTGACGACCATCGGCCCAAGCTGTCTTTCATTTAAGAAATCTTTAAGCGTCTTCGCCATCGTCGTCTTCTTCCTCTGTGTCTAAATCTTCTAGGTCGAGATCTTCTATATCAAATTCTTCGTCTTCGAACTCATCTTCGAACTCTTCGTCGTCGATGTCAAAATCCAAATCATCTTCGAATTCTTCTTCATCGGTATCTTCAGGTTCGTCAGAAGCAAACATTTGTTGAGCATATGTGGTATGCTCGTCTTCTAATCTCGCTGCGATCTTTTGACCCATGAGATCATCAAAGGCCGTAGCAAATCGAGTTGGCTGCTGTTCGACAGCGGCTCCAATTAGTTCGTCAATATCCATATAAAATCTCCAAAATTCTTTTACTATTTATAATGTATTTATTTTCCTACCAAATCTGGTACATTTGGAATAGGAGTAGCTTTCGCTTTCGGTTTACCAGGAGCCGGAGGAGTCGCATCGTCCTCAGCCGGCGGTGTGCCTACATCTCCAGGAGGAAGTGGCTGTCCATCTGGACCCATTTCTGGTGGAGCATATTGAGGATTATCAATTTCATCGGCGATCTGCTTGTCGATCTGTTCCATATCTTCTTCTGTCTGATAAAGAACATTACGACGAATCCATTCGTGTGAGTAGTATTTGCCTGCATAGTCATCGACATCGCGAAGCATCGAGATACGATCGCGAAGGATCTCTGTGTTCTTCAGCTCAGAGAAATGGTTATCTTCTGTGAACTCATATTTAAAGTTGTATTTAAACTCTGACCAATCTTCAGAGGTAATAATACCCTTCAGAATCAGTTGCTTCTCAAGAATCTTATTGAAAACATCAGAGAATCTTGCACGAAGGCGAGTAATGAATTTAGAAAACTTAACTTCGTCGCGAGTGACTTCTGTGGCTCTTCCGAAGTTGAAAGCTTGTTCAGGATCAAGACGAGAAATAGGAACGTTCAGAGCTTTATAAAGCTTACGTTGGAAGTAAACGATATCGTCGATCTGACCGAGGTTCTGTCCACCTGGAAGAGTGGTGATTTCTGTACCCTTTCCGCCTTCACGACGTGGTAGCCAGAAATCTTCGAGCATTGTCATGTGCTTACGATCGTCGCGGATTTCTCCGGTTCCTGCATCGTACACTACCTTATTCTTGAAGCGAGTCATCACATCACGAAGATATTGCTCAGCTTTCATTTTTGGTAGGTTACCAACGTCGATATAGAAGATACGGCGTTCAGGTGCACGAGAGATACGATAGATGACCAATGAGTCTTCCATCGCCTTTAACTGGTTGAGTGGCTTGATAGCCTTTTGTAGGTAACCAAGAACCATGTCACCTTTAACGTTGACAAGGCCAGAAGATACGTTGATAATAGCGTCTGTGGCTATCTTAATACCTTGCGTAGTAGGATCTTGATAGTTTGGTTGTGTCGGTACTTTACCGAAACCATTCTCATTATAGATGTAGAACTCTTCGCCCTTTGCAGGAATAATAACGTTCGAGTCCTTGGCAGCCTTTCTTTTCTTGTAAGTTTTGACTTTACGAAGCTTGCGAGGATCTACGTAGCGTAGTTCTTGAATGCCTTCTCTTGGATTTTTCTCGTCGATCATCAAGTGATAGAATATTCTACCGTCGACATACCACTTGCGGAAAATTTCATAGGCGTGCTGATTAAACTCGAGCAGCTCGAGCACAGTATCAAACTCATCGAGGATAAGTTTCTTGACTTTGTCTGGTTGCTTTAAGTCGTCAAGATTTAAAGATACGACTTCTTTTTTGGGATCAATTACAACAGCTTCGTTGATAATATCATCGACAGCAAGTTCGATGTCTGGATGCTGAGCCATCTCTCTATACTTCGAGACGAGCTCTGACTCGGTGCGAATGGCACCTTCCATATCAACATACTGGCCATAGGCTCCACCTTCGGCAAGAACAAGAGCTCCATCATCGTCCTGTTTTGGGGCAAATGATGGAAGCTCTTTTTCTTCTTGCTTTCTTTTAATTTCAAAACCAAATAACTCGGCCATGGGTTCTCCAATTTAAATAACGAAAAAAGTAAAGGGAATGATTACCCTTTACTTATTAATCACCGCCGGCGTCGCCTGTCTGTCCGACCTTACCAACTGACCAGTAGTCATATTGGAATGTCACCTGGAACAGTTCGATCTGATCAGTCGTCGACCAATCGAGCTCGATCGGGCTGATATTACTTGGGAAGATTCCGTTAAAATCATAAGTACGGATCTTCGTACCATCTTTACCAAACTGAGTGACTGTGGCCTGAGACTTATATCCAGGGCCAATTTCTCTGACGTTGCGCTGTAGACGATTGATCTGATTCGACCATTCTTCCATGGCATTCCGAATCAAGAAGTCTTCATCGTTCATGATCGTGACTGTCCATTCGGCGAATGTTCTATCACCAGCTAACTTCATTTGACGACCAAAGTAAAACACTGGAATGACTCCAAGATCAGAGCCAGGCAGCTGAGCTGCCTGACACATGAATCTTGTTTTTCGATCTCCATCACTGTTCGCGGGATTTGAAATATCCACTTGGAACAGATTTTGTCTTGCACCGCCAAATTGTAGCTGGCTTCTCATTTCATTGATATTAAAAGCCATTTACTTTCCTCCTACGTTTATTTTATTTATTAGAACTGGCCAGCGATTTCGTTGAACTCGACGCCAGATCTGACGGCGACGAAGTTTAGCTGAATGAAGTTGATCGACTTAGCAGGTTTGATGTAGATGTCTCCAACAAAGCGGTTGCTGTCGATTACTTCAGCAGTGTTATTCGTCTCGTCACAAACCACGCGGAAGTCAAAGATTCCACGACGACCTTGAACGTCGCGAAGATATGGCTCAACTAGATTCACAAACTGTGATCTTGTGAAGTCATCATTGAATTCAAACAGAGTAGAGTTTGAAGCTGTTGCAATCGCCTTTTCAAGAACAATAAACAAGCGACGTACGTTAATACGATCGAATGCACTTGCACGACCGAGGAGAGTCTTATCTCCGTAGAGTACTGTTCCTTGACCTGGGAATGTTACGATTGGATTGACATCATTCTTATATAGAAGATCTCTTTCAGTTTTTCCAGGGCTGAATGCCAACTTCACGAGGTTTTTAATTTGACCGCGAGTAAATCCAGCAGGAGAGAACCAAGGATCTTTCAGACTATCACTCCGAGCAGTAATACCAGCAAT